TAAGAGAGTTGCGCGAAGACAAAGAAGAAAAGCTTAGCTTTACAGAAACACCTGAGAGGCCCCGCATGGTCTCGACCAAGGCGCCACATCTTCGACTGGTGGTTGCAAACGGTTAAGCGGACAGCCGGCACGATCCGGCGCATGTCGTCAACGGGGCTGAGAACCGAGCTCGGCTTGAAAAACGCAACAGCCCTGCGCCGCCGCATCAAAGAATACCGTGTGGGCAAAGGCAACAGCTCGATCAAGCTCTGGTATGGCGCAAACGACCTTCCCCTTTCAGCCTTTCCGGGTCGCGCAAAGGCTGTGCAGGGCGGTGTCAAATTCGGCGATACGATGATCCATGGCGGGTTTGTGGCGAAGGTTAAGAACCGCCGAGCTGTTTATGTGCGCACGGGCAAAGGGCGCTGGGATTTTCGCGAGGCGTCCCTGCCGGTGGGCGACCGCATCATGATTTTTCTCGAGGACGAGGTGTTCGTCGATATCGACGCCATTCTCTGGAAGCATTTTCAGACTGAGTTGCGGGCGCGCACAGTTCTGGGAATCCATTCATCAAAAATGGGGGTACGCTGGTAATGGAAAATACTCTTGATCTGAGCACAGCGACAGACACCATGGTCGAGACGTTGAAGGTGGCCTTTCCGGCTTTTAAAACGATCATGGCTGAGGATGAGCGCACCGATAAAATCGACGTTCCGGCATTGCTGGTACAGATCACCGAACTCGAGCCAGATCCCGACCGCGACAATAGCACGGGGGAATGGCCGTGCTTGGTCCATGTCGAGGCTCGCGTGGTTTACGGCTATCGGACAGCAAAGGTTCGTCGCGAGGTGGCGCGCGCCGCTGGTGCGGTCGCTGCGTTTGCCCATAACGACCGCTTGGGCGTGAAGTGGGGCCCCGGCGTGGTGATTGCATGCAATCCTGATGACTTTTCACCCCAAGCAAATCAGTTTGATGTTTGGCTGATCGAATGGGTGCACCAAGCAGATATTGGCCCTCGGTTTACGGTTGAGGAGGGTGTTGTGCCCGCTCAAGTGCTATCGGGCTGGTCGCCCAAAATTGGCGACGGCAACGATTCCGAGTATTTGGAGGTCGCTGGCGATGAATGAACGGGTGGTTTCTGATCTCTCCCAGCGGCTTAATCGCATGGTGATCGTCGGCACGGTCGAGGAGTTGGACGGCGCCGCAGCGCTGGTCAAGGTTCGCTTTGGGCCCGAGGCTGTGTCTGACTGGTTGCCGATCGTGCAGCTTGGGTCAAAGGACGTGAGCATTTGGGCGCCGCCCATGCGGGGCACTCAGGTGATTGTTTTGTCACCGGGGGGCGACACCACAAAGGGGCTTGTCATGCCTGGCCCGTATTCAGGCAACGCCCCAGACAACCGTGCAGACGCGGTGCGCATTACCATGCCGGGTTGCGATATCGACATTTCCGGCGGAGAGGCAAAGGTTACCGTCGCCACAGCGCGATTTTCTGGGGACGTCATTGTCGACGGTGATGTGGTTGCGGGTGGTATCAGCCTGCGCAACCACATACACGGCGGGGTGCTGCCCGGCGCGGCAGATACCGATAAGCCGTCCTAGTCGGGGAAAGCGCCAGAGGAGACGCAAGCGCACGCTGGGCAATGTGTCCACATGACAGGTATCAACGCCGAAACTGGCGTCGCGGCATCAGGCTTGACGCATTTGCACCAGTCGGTGCGTGACATTCTCTCGACCCCGATCGGGTCGCGGGTGATGCGTCGCGACTATGGCAGCCGCTTGTTCGAGTTGATCGACGCACCGTTCACACCAGCCTTGCGGGTTGCCATCATCGCGGCGGCGATTGAGGCGCTTTTGGCCTGGGAGCCCCGCCTCGCGATTTCAGAGGTGAAGCTGCAGAGTTATTCGCCCGGCTATGCTGTGATCGACGTCGTCGGCGAATACATCCCAGAGGGCCGCGAGATCGTGCTGTCGGGGGTTATGATCGCGGGGGCCTCTGCATGAGCGGCTTTGATGCAATCAACCTTTCCCAGATTCCCGCCCCTGAGGTGATCCAAGCGGCGTCTTTCGAGGTGATGCTGGCGGAAATGAAAGCCCGCGCGATCGAGGTCATGCCCGAGCTCGCGGATTATCTCGAGCTGGAAAGCGAGCCCGCAACGAAGTTGCTCGAGGTCTGCGCCTATTTTCGGGTTCTGGACCGGGCGGCGTTCAATGACGGCGCACGCGCGAGCATGTTGGCACTGGCCACAGGGTCTGACCTGGACAATCTGGCGGCATTCTGGGGCGTCGAGCGCCTTGTGGTTCAAACAGCCGACGACACGGTCACGCCGCCGATTGCGGAAATTCTCGAAAGCGACGACGCCTTGCGCGCCCGAACCCAACTTTCCCTAGAAGGCCACACGACCGCTGGCCCGCGCGGAGCTTACATTTTCCACGCCATGACCGCGTCGGGCAGCGTGAAAGATGCGGACGCCGACAGCCCGGTGCCCGGCGAGGTTGTTGTAACGGTTCTATCTCATGACGGCGACGGCACCCCCAGCGCGGCCTTGCTCGATCTGGTGGCTGTTGCGCTGAGCGACGAGGATGTTCGGCCACTAACCGATCTGGTCACGGTCGCGGCGACCACCGTGCACACCTATACCGTCGAGGCCGAACTGACCCTGTATAGCGGTCCTGACGCTGATCTGGTCCTTGCCGCCGCGCAGGAGGCAATCGCGACATATGTTGCAGACCACCACCGGCTTGGTCACGACATTACGCTTTCCGGGATCTATGCTGCACTGCATCAGCCGGGGGTTCAGCGTGTAAATCTGACCGCCCCCGTGGCGGATATTGTCGTTGCCTCGAATGAGGCCGCTTATTGCGCTTCCGCGCCCTCCCTATCGGTGGTGGGGCGTGATGTTTGACGATGTGACCATTCTGCCGCCGAGTGCAACGCCAGCCGAGCGCGCCCTTGAGGCGGCAATCGTGGCGGGCAAACCTGACCTCTCGCCGATCGGTCAACTCATGAGCGCCCAGACATGTCCGGCCGAGTTGCTCGGCTGGATGGCCTGGGCGTTTTCTATCGAGACCTGGGGCGCTGACTGGTCAGAGGAAGCCAAGCGCCAGGCGATCGCCAGCTCGATCGAGGTTCACCGCCGCAAAGGGACCATCGGCTCAGTTCGTCGCGCGCTTGCCGCTGCAGGATATGGCGACGCGGAAATCATCGAGCGGTTCGGACACGAGACCTACGACGGGGCAACCCTGCACGACGGCTCGTTTGCCCACAGTGAGCCTGACCACTGGGCCGAATACCGTTTGCGGATGGCCCGTCCGATCACCTCGGAACAGGCCGCGCAAGTTCGCGAAATCCTTGCCAATGTCGCGCCCGCTCGCGCGCACTTGAAGGCGCTCGATTTCACCGAGGTCGCCCACACCTATAACGCTCGCATCACGCATGACGGGCAGTTCACACATGGAGTTGTTTAATGGCCGGATTGCTCGAAAACCCAGTCTGGGAAGACGAAGTCTATCAGCTCGAACAGACCGACCCGGTTCTGGGTGGTCCGCCTGATCTGGGACAGGCCAAGGGCTTTACGAATGAGCCGCACCGCGCCCTGGCAAACCGCACCGCGTGGCTCAAGGCAGAGGTCGCAGCTTTGGCCGCGTCCTCGGTCACGCAAGCCGACATCGACGCTGCCGCCGCAATCCTGAGCGGTGACATCACCACGCTTGAAGGCAATATCCCCAGCATCATCCGCAACGAAATGCACTTCTCGGCCACGGTCGACCCGGACGAAGCCAACCCGACCGAAGTCGAGGGAGGCACATTCAACACGGTTGTCGCGGCGGTCGAGGCCGCGCCTGCGGGATCATTCGCGCAAATCAAGCTCCTGGCGGACAAGACTTACGTGATGGATACGAATATCATCCAGAACAACGTGGCCACCCAGCTTGTCAAAGAAGGGGCCGGGGCAAACCCGATCTTTGCAGTCCAGGCATTCGCCGCCGCAACGAACAACCTTCTTTACAGTTTCATTCAGAACGGCCTTTCCAGCCTGAAAACCGTCGATGTGGATATTCAATTGCCGACCGTGCTGCCAGATCCTGGCTTGCCGTTGTCGTCATCGGACAGCCTGGTTCGCTATTCACCCGGTGGCCACGCCAGAATGACGATGCAGCGGGGCACCGTCACAGGTGGTGCATCCTTCGGCTTGTGCAGCGCCCATGCAGGCACGATTGCGAACCTGAGCTT